CAGTCGGCAACTACGGCTCATTTGGCTGTGCGCCTGACCCATCGGCATCTGACTTTATTGCTTATGCCGATGTAACAGAAGCTAACTGCATAGCATGGGCGCAAGCTCATGTTGGCAAAGACGACACTGAGGCGGCACTTGCTGCTCAGATAGCGGTGCTTAAAGCACCAACCCAAGCCACAGGGGTTCCGTGGTAACAACCTAGAAGGAAATCAAAATGACTGAAGAAAAAAAGGTTATTACGATTAACGATGTAGACTACACAGAAGACGATTTAACTGATGAGCAAAAGATGATGATTAATCATATTAATTCTTTACAGCAAAAAATAACTTCTGCTCAGTTTAATTTAGATCAACTTAGAGTAGGCAGCGAAGCGTTTGGTAAAATGTTAGCAAGCTCTCTTGAAGCTTCTGAAACAGAAGAAGAAACTAAGGACTAAAATAAATGGACAAAAGAACAATAGCTTCAGCGCATGACCGCATAAACGGATTGGAGAAAGAAATCGTGGCAATAAAAACCGAGATGGAAATTCAATTTAAAGATTTGTTTAACAGGGTGAAACGCATTGAGGCTATTGTTATAGGTGCATCTGCATTTATAATAGTACTGCTTCTACGCATTAACATGATTGGATAGGTTCTTGAATGTTAGATCCTGTCAGTGCGATTGCTGGAGCGACAGCCGCCTACAATGGAATAAAAAAAGCTGTTGAAGTAGGTAAAGAAATATCTAGCTTTACGGGTGCTATTTCTCAGTTTGCCAAAGCTTCTTCAGATATAGACTTCCTTGAGAAGCAATCTAAAAACCCGTCACTTTATCATAAATTGTTTTCTAACACTGAGGCCAACGCGCTCGACATATGGTCGAAACGTCAAAAGCTAAAAGAAATGAGAACTGAATTACAGAACCACATTAGTTTTGTCTACGGTCCTTCTGCTTGGAAAGAAATTCTTAGGATAGAAGCTGACCAAAGAAAGCAGCAAAGAGCTTTAGTTTATGCAAAGAAAGAAGCAATAGATAATTTAATTAATGGAGCAATCATTACTTTGTTTTTGCTGATTGGCATTGGTGTATGCGCTACAGTAATTTATTTTATAGGAGCAAAGCAGGGTAAATGGTAAGTGAAGTTAATAGAAAGAAAAGGAAGGTTTGTTGTATATGACAAAGATAATCTAATTGTTATTATAACTCGTGAAAAAAACATAGCCAAATACTACGCAAGGAAACAACATGGCAGCAAAAAAACTAGAAGATCAAAGCAAGTATGATGCTTATGACATGGATGGTGATGGAATTGTTTCTGATTCTGAAATGGCTAAAGCAAAAGAAATTAGGGAAACCGAAGACGCACTTCGCAAACACTTAGCTCAACTTCGTATGGCTCGTTGGACATTAATAGGTATGGGCGTATTTACTCTTTCAATGTTTTTTATACCTATAAGCCGAGTGACAGCATTAAGTGATATAAGTAACTTGTTTTACATTAGCGGTGCTGGCATTGTTGGCGCGTTTATGGGAACAACAGCATGGATGAGTAGAAAATGAGTATTATTTCAAGTTTGATTGGACCAGCAACAGAGATCGTTGGCAAGTTTGTACAAGATAAAGATAAAGCTGCACAGCTTGCACATGATATATCTACAATGGCTGACAGGCACGCACAGGAGGCCATGCTAGCGCAGATAGAGGTAAACAAGGCAGAAGCACAGGGAAATTGGTTTCAAGCATCGTGGCGTCCTCTCTGTGGTTATGTGTGCGTTCTTGGTTTAATGGTTAACTTTCTTATATCTCCGATCTGTGCTGGTTTTGGATTTAATATTCCACAAGCTGACATGAGTGTAATGATGCCAGTGCTAACTGGTATGCTTGGTCTAGCTGGCATGAGATCATATGAGCGCGTTAAACAAGTAGGTAAGTAAAGGAAATACAATGGCATTTAAATTATCAGCTCGAAGTTTAGATAAACTTATAGGCGTAGATGAGCGCATGGTTGCTGTGGTTAAGTCAGCAATACATAAATCTAAAATAGATTTTGGTGTGATCTGCGGCATGCGAACTTCTAAAGAACAAGAAGATTTAGTTGCCAAAGGCGCATCTAAAACAATGAAATCAAAACATTTGCAGGGTCATGCTGTCGATCTCATGGCTTACATTGGGTCACGGGCTTCATGGGAACTTAATCTATACGACGATATAGCTGACGCTATGGCTGAAGCAGCGCGTGAAGTTGATGTTCCTATTCGTTGGGGTGCAGCATGGACAGTGCCAAACATTGCTTACTTTGATGGCACAATGGAAGATGCAATGAACAGCTACATTGACACGCGAAGAACTCAAGGGCGTAGACCATTTATTGATGGACCTCACTTCGAACTTATGCTTTAATACTTATGTGAGTGACTAATTGTTTTGCAGTGTCTTGGGGGAAAGATATTGCAGAGCTACCTACTCCTAAAAAGTTAAATAATGCATGTTAGTCACTCACACTAGATCTAAGCTTTGGTCTTTGTTTAAACTCACTTAACATTAAATCTGTTTCTCTGCATCTGGACATAGAAAACTCGTGATGCTTTGCTATCACAGGGTAAATTATATCGCTTGCTGCCCAACAGCTTTTCATATCCCTAAAGTAAATGTCTGAGTGTATAGTGTACTCTTCAACGTAATAGGTAAGAATCAATACAGTCCAGAACATCTTGAGCCTACATTTATTTTTTTGTAAGGAAGTCTTGGACCTTTTATTGTTTCATGTTCTTGCTCTCTAAGTTCTTTGAGAAGGTGGGCAAAGATTGGTTCCTGTTTTTCTTTTGGCAGTTTATCTGAGAGATAAAGATACTTTAATCTTTTATATTCCTCTGAACCATATCCAGCAAAGCGTCTAGCTCTTGTAATCTTTGTACTAGTCTTGGCCTTTGGTTTGATTCTGCTTCTTGAATCATAGAGTTTATTAGTCTTTTGCCTCTGAGTATTGCTTTGTCTGTCATTGTTTCTGTCATTGTTTTTACTCCTAAGACATCGGAACTTTATATTAAATTCCTTGGTTAAAGCTAACACTACACCAAACGGTATTTCAAGAAGCTCTGATGTTTGCTCTTGAGTTAGCCCCATTTCAGCAGCGTTAATACATTGCATCATTTCTTTTTCGTACATCTTATCCTCTTTGTTTAAAAAAAAGGACCGCCCGAAAGCGGCCCAGTTAAGTCAGGAGATTCTTCTAAGGAGAGAGTACCTCAAAAGAATACCTTATCTTAAAACGGAATACTGTCATCTGGCAAGGTGCTTTGCTGCTGGGGGGCAGCACCTTGCTTATCACCAACAGATAAAGAGATATAAGGCTTGCCATCTTTTTCTCTACGCCAGCCAGATACTTTTAGATTATCATTATTCTGCATAGGTCCACTAAAGTCAGGCCGTTTCTCATTGCCGTCTTTATCATTCTCAAACATAACAGCCATCTTCTCATAGATCTCAACAATTTTTCTGCCATCTTTTGTTTCATCTTTAATTAAGCAGATCTTTCTGTCTTGACCTTCGACATTCATCTTACCTTGTAGGATAAGTGATTGTGTAGGAAATGGTGTAAAGGCTGCGCCTCTGTTTGTATCGTCATATTGTTCTGCCATGCTTCTGGCTCCTTTAAAATGCTGGTTCTGATTTCTTATTTGGTAAACCTGTCAATGCATCATATGTTATTGGTTTCTTATTGTCAGGTATCTTTGTAGATGGCTTGCTTGCTTCATTGCCATCGTCATCTTCTGCTTCTAGGTTTGCCATACCCAAGAGGCCGTAGCGTCTAGCGTATGTAATTGCAGAGCCTAGTCCCTGCATGTTTTGTTTGTCTAACACTAGATAAACTTTGCTAGAAAAACTTTCGCCTGTTGTATGCAGTAACCTTGTTTCTACATACGCACCTAACTCATCTCTGCCGCATGGCTGCATAACTACAAAGCCATTGTCTCTGAACACAGTTGACGTAGCGTCAATTACTGCACCTAGAGATGCGTATGAGTTTTTAAAGTGTGGGTTTGTACTGTCTTTTATGACAGGCTTCATGTCTTTGTGAGCCTTAAGTAAAGACTCTATTGCTGATAGTTTAGTCATTGGTTACTCTCCTTTGTTTTTGTTTTACAGATACTTCCCATAAATTAGAAATTGGTCTTAGTTTTTCCTGATCTAAAATTAAACCAATTCCATGCCCAAGGTCTTTTTTATAGCAGTTTTCTAGGAAGAATTTTTTAGGTACATATCCTGCTATAATCATTTCGTTTTCTAAATTTTCACATACAAGAACAGCGCAGCTAGCTTTAAAAGCTTCTGCATTTTTAAATAAAAGTTTTCCTGTTTTATAAAATGTAGACTTAACATCTATTGATATATCTCCTAACCATATATCAGCACCCTCATCTATTCCTAATTGAAATAAGTTATGTTGAATATTAAAAACTTTTGAAACAGCTAATTCTGATCTTAAACCTAAATAATCTAAATCATTATCACTTCTTCTTGAGTCACGTTTTTGGTTTTTGACACCAGATAATCTAGCCATTTGCCATCTCATTGTTGCTGCTTGCTTACACATAGAAATTTCTTTTGGAGATAATCTTATAATCATTCTTTTTTCTTTTTTTTGTTAACCATATTTTCCCATGATTTTATTTCCCACTCTGGTTTAAGGTGTATTTCTGGTAGAACCTCTTCCAGAACTAATTGAACTCCAACCATAACTGCTTGCATAAACCCTTCATTATTAAAAGAAGCTTCTTGAAAATCAAAATCGTGTAAGTCTTCATATTCTTTAGAAGGGTTTTCAAATATATTAAAGTAAGCATCAATTCCATTACGGACATGGGTCTCTACTGCTTCTTTTGTAAGATATTGTATTGCTCTATCTGAAACTAAATCCATTACTTGCGATTCCATTGCACACCATAATTCATTGTTAGTAAACTTTACTTCTTGAGTTGTTGTGCCTAAAGCCATTATGCTGTTCTCCTTGTTATTCTAAGTGATCCGTTCTTGGATCGTTTGATTGTGAGACTATCACAGTAAACTTCTCTCTCATCTGAGCCGACCATGTTCTTGAGGTCTTTCTTGGATTGGTCAAATGCTTTGGCATCTGCTTCGAGCGTGACGTAGGTGTATGCTGCATCGACAAAGAAGTTGTCTTTGCTGGCATCTCGCTTGACCATGTTGTCCACCGCAATCTTGTCAGTCCCAAGTTGTACTGGCTCGTCATTACCAACTGGCTCTTCTTTGCGAAGCACGTAACCCCAGAAGTCTGACACCACTGCCCACATAGAATTGAAATACTCTTTGTTGCGTGAGACATAGGCTGATTCCCATTTGTTGTTGCCAAATATTACTGAGAGGTAAGCACCGTCTGCATCTGATAGCTCTATGTAAAGCTGCAACTGTGGCATGTAATACTCTATTACTTTGTCTAAAGTATTATAAGCATTGGTATGTTTGGCCTCTACTATTTGCAGTTTAGCATCGGCTGACTCACAAATAGCATCTACTGTACCTTTAGCTGGCACTGTGCCAATCAACCTTTCGTAAGGTTGCTGGAATCCTGTAAGCGTAGTTCTGTACTCATCGGCAAACCAATTTAAATTAAACTCTTCAGTGTGATTGCCCATCTGTACTGCGATGTTGCGTGACAAATCTTCTGGCTCTACAAGGCCAAGTTTGATTTGATATAACTCTAGCCAGTTCCCCTGCATTATTTTTACGCAGTCAGAACCGCCTATGAAACCTTTACGTTCCATGACTTTCTCCTGTTATTATAGATACATAGCTACTGCATATGTGCAGCTACATCAATCCAATGTGACGTAACGTCACTTGTATTTGTCAAAGTCTTCTTCTGTGACATTGCCGTATTGAAGCAATCTTTTCTTAAGCTTGCCTGATAAATAGTTCTGGCCTATCGCTTCGCCATTGCGAATACGATCACCCATAACTTTATCTGTGTCTAACACGTAGTTAGATTTCTTGTACTCTCGAGCATGCACAGGGGAGCTTGCTGCTTTGGCAACGTGAGCGTCCCATACTGTGCTGCTTGCGGCTGCGCCAATAGTTTTAGGCTTGCGCATGTTAACCTCGCGTTAATGAAGTGTTGTAATACTCTGCTATACGTGCGCCTGATTCTGTTTCAATCATAACTTTATCTACAGTATAGCCTTCTTGTTTTAGTTCGCTGATTCTTGATGCAAGCCGAAAGCATTTGAATTTGTCGAGAGCATCTAAAGCTGTAAGTCTGTAACCTTTATTAAGATACTCTTTGATTTGATTTGTTTGGGTACTCATTAGTTTTCTCCTGTGTTTAATATTGTTTACGGAAACCGTACTCTGCAATGAGGGCAGACTCTGCTCTGCCATCATCTTTAACACGCTTGAATAAGTCAGCGTATTTTGGAAACAAAGAAGCAGCCTTCTCTCTGCTTTCTCCTTTGTTTTTTGTAAGCCCGAAATGTTTTTTCCACACTGCTGGGCTAACATAATTTAAGGGTAAACCTGCGGCCTCGATACCCATTTCTAATTGACCGTAACCTTGACCAAATCTAAACGTGCTGGACACACCTTGATTTGGCATAGCTGATACTCTTTCTAGATAAACTATAGGTCTTTCAAGCAAACGTCTGGTTGTTAGTATTTGCAGTAATTTAGGTAGATCAATTAAAGTTTTCTTTTTATCTTTGAATGTAGGCATATCATAACACTCAATGACTTCATCTGAAGGCCAGTACTTGGTGATAGCACCTGTAAACCCAGCGTCTATTCCGTATATAATCATATTATATCCCATGCTTTATTTATCGCAGCTTTAGATGGCTTGCGTTTATATTGCTTTGGTTTTGTTGGCTGGATACTGCGTGTGTATCCTTTGTTATCTACTGCTTGTTGCCACCTGTCTTGCTGGTAGCAAGTTAAACAGACAAACCAATGAGGTTGGGTTGAGCTGTTATTGTTTTTAAGTATAGCTACATAATAATTTGTAGGTTCTCTGCATGCTATACAGGTAATAGGTTTACCTTTGCGTGACCGTGAGTTCATATCCTAATGCCTCCAACCAGCAGAACAATAGAAAGCCTGATGGTATTCTTTTGTGGGTTTCCCACTTGTGAACAATAGACACAGTGCAACCTATCTTATGAGCCAGTGCTTCTTGACTTAAGCCTTGGGTAAACCTTGCGTCTATTAGCTTTTGTACCATGACCTCGTAATCTTTTGGGATCGTCAATGGCTTGCTGAAGTAAGTGTAATCGTTCAAGGACATGATGCACCTTTAGGGCTGTTTCATATCGCATATCTTTATTACCTTTTATGGTTCTGTAGTAAGTAGAAGAAGGTATATATGCCTGTTCAAAAGCTTTGATTAAAGGTATCTTATATTCCTTAGACAGCTCTTGCAGTTGTTTTAAATATGATTTCATGCTGCACTAATGCAGCAATCTAATCATCTATGTCAACAATTAGGTGGCTTGGTAGCCACCCATAACCTGCACATTCTCTACACTCAGCAGTCTCAGTATCTATGTAACCTATGTCTCTTCCAATATTATGAGGCACAGTTACTTCCCAAGTTATGTAGCCGTTGCCGTCACACTTAGGGCAATCAACACTAGCCATTAGTATGGGATCTCATCGTCGATCTCCTCTGGTTTTGCAAAGTTTTTCTCCCATGCTGCTGTGCCAAGAGCAATGAAACGATCACGGTTAAACCTTGGATTAAGTTTCTCGAGTCGGTCAGCTATTTTGGTTAGCTCTTGAGGCCAAGGCATATACTCGCCAATTATATCAGCAAGATTATCTGTTGTGACTACTGTTTGTATCATAGAACTATCTCCGTGTTCATTGTTTTCCATAGATTGTGGTTCATAGCAGAGCTAATCATAGCTTCACGATTGTATCTTGTTACTTCTGGTGAGCGTAGATCCTCTGTGTGTGTGGCCCATGATGTAAGGCAATTGTATAAAGCCCATTTGTTGTGGCCTAGCGTTGCGCTTTCTTCTTGCCAACCTGAGATAAGATTCTCGAGTTGTTTTTCGTTGGTCTTGGTGACTTGCTTTTGCTTGGTTGTTACCTTGCATATGGTTGAACGAAAGAACTGCTCTACTTGGTCGCTGTTAATGCGTACCTTCATAAAGCCCTGCCATTCTTCTGCTTTAGTCATAAACATTTCTGCACCTGTGATAATCTTAGCTGCGCTGCCGTCTACATTAATTGAAGTTGTATGCTTGAGGCGAGACATAGCTACTGTATCTGGACTTGTGCAGCCATTTTTACACCATAATCTAAGACCGTCAGCACGTTGACCAAGAGGCCATGAACCATCGTAGCTGTTGTAAAAGCCAACTCTGAATTGAACATAGTCACCGACTGCTGGCTCTTGTACAAGATCTTTAAATAAGATTTGTCCTCGAAGCTTGCGGCCACCTTCTATTACGTCAACATTGAGATCGTAATCTGAAGATAAGTTAGATGCTTTGACGCTATCTAAAA